CAGCATCTGCCACCGGCTGGAGTGGCGCAGCATCCGACACCGGCCGGAGGGGCGCAGCATCCGCCACCGGCAAATACTGTGTGGCTATGACAACCGGCTTTTTGGGTCACGTTATGGGCGATATCGGCAACGCTATTGTCTGCGTAGAGCGTAGGGATAATGGAGAGGTCGCCGCCATCCTTGCTGGCATCGTTGATGGTAAAACGCTGAAACCAGGCGTGTGGTACACCGTTAAGAACGGCCGGTGGATGGAGGTGCAGAAATGAACCGACTGAAAGAAAGGCGGCTGGAGCTGGGGCTGACGCAGGAGGATGTCAGCGGCATTCTGAAGCTGACAGACCCACGGATGGACGTGAGCATGGTGAGCCGGTTTGAAAACGGCGCGTGCCTGCCCACAGAGGAGGTCATGACAGCGCTGGAGGCGGCGCTGCGGACAAGCAGGGCGTACCTGTTCGGCGATGACGAGAAAGCCGACATTCCCCCGCGGACGGCGGATACGGAGCGGATCGCCGGTCTGATCCCAAAGGGGCGCAGGAACGCCATCAGCCGTGAGGATCTGGCGGCGGCGCTGCACACCACCGACCGGAAGATGCGAAAGGCGGTGGCCGAGGCAAAGAAGCAGGGTTTGATGATCTGCAACGACGGTGACGGATATTACCAGAGCGACGAGCTGAGCGACCTGTGGCGGCAATACAGGCGGGACACGGCGCGAGCCATGTCCATCCTCAAGGCCAGAAAGCCGATGCGGGACGTGCTGAAAGCGGCGGGTCGACCGGTATGAGAAGCGTGATGCAGTATTGGGAGCCGGAGCGGCCCTTAGAGCCGAAGGACTACGATCTGCCCGTCTGCCCCGTGTGCGGGGAGGAGACGGACACCTACTACAAGAACAAGAACGGCGTCATCGTGGGGTGCGATTGCTGCATTGAAGCGAGGGACGCATGGGAGGAACAGAAATGAGTATGAGTTTGTATCACATCGACCGGGAACTGGAGAGCCTGATCGACCAGGAAACCGGCGAGGTGCTGGATTTTGATGCGTTCGAGGCGCTGCAAATGGAGCGGGACGCCAAGATCGAGGGCGTACTCTGCTGGACAAAGAATCTGGCGGCGGAGGCAAAGGCCATCCGCGAGGAGGAGAAGGAACTTGCCGAGCGGCGAAAGAAACTGGAGCGCAAGCGGGAGAAGCTGCTGGACTACGCAGAGAAGGCGCTGGGCGGCGCGGCGTTCCAGACGGCCAAATGCGCCGTGACATACCGCAAGAGCACGGCGGTGGAGATCAACGACATGGACGCGGTGGTGCAGTGGTGCATGGACAACGGGTACGACGGCAAGATCACCTATGCCCAGCCGACGGTGAGCAAGACGGACATTGCGCCGCTTCTGAAGTCCGGCATGGCCGTGACCGGCGCGGAGCTGTGTGAGCGGTCGAACATGGGGGTGAAGTGATGGAGAACCTGGCTATCTATAACGCGGTGCGCAGTGTGCCGGACAGCGCAAAAAGGCGCATCGAGGCGGGCCGCTTGAAGGGCAAGACCGACATCAACCCCATGTGGCGCATTAAGGCGCTGACAGAGACGTTCGGCCCCTGCGGCTTTGGATGGAAATACGTCATCACTGACAAGCGGCTTGAGCAGGGCGCGAACGGCGAAGTAGCCGCATTTCTGGACATTGTCCTGTTTGTAAAGGCCGACGGCGTGTGGTCTGACGCGATCCCCGGCACGGGCGGCAGTGCGTTTGTGGCGAAGGAGAAGAACGGGCCTTATACCTCCGACGAGTGCTTTAAGATGGCGCTGACGGACGCTATCTCTGTGGCTTGTAAGGCGCTTGGCTTTGGCGCGGACGTGTACTGGGAGGCGGATAGGAGCAAGTATGACAAGCCGGAGAGCAAGCAGGAGGCGCCGGTGCTGTGTGAGTGCTGCGGACTGCCCATCAAGGCGGTAAAGTGCGGGGATCGTGTGTATCCCACCAACGAGATCGTAGAGAACGCGGTAAAGAAGTACGGCAAACGGCTCTGCTGGGGCTGCATGAGAGCGGAGAACAACCATGCGGCAGATAACGGTTGACGCGGCGCGTTGGTCGCAGGACAGCGAGGGTGCGTGGCTCTGCCTGCGTGTGAAGTCGCCGGAGGCGGCGAGGGAGGTCTGTGATGCGCTGAAGCCGGGCAAGGAGTACACCGCCACCATCAAGGGCAAAGGGCGGAGCCTCGATGTGAACGCCTATGCGTGGGTGTTGCTGGACAAGCTGGCGGCGCACTACGGCGTTTCGAGAGAGAAGGTATACCGGCAGGAGATACAGAGCATCGGCGGCGTGAGCGAGGTGCTGTGCCTGCGGGAAAAGGCGGCGGAGGCTTTCTGCCGGAGCTGGGAGCGGAACGGTATCGGATGGATGACCGATACCGGCCCCAGCAAAATCAAGGGCTGCGTAAACGTGACCGTCTGGTACGGCAGCTCCGTATACGACACGGAGCAGATGGCGCGGCTGATAGACGCCATCGTGCAGGACTGCCGGGATGTGGGCATTGAAACCATGACGCCGCGAGAGCTGGACGCCCTTGTGAGCCGATGGGGAGAGGTGAGCGTATGAACGACAAGCGATGCTTTTTGTGCGGTCGGAACGACCCAAGTGACCCGCTGGAGAGGCACCACATTCTGGGTGGTGCGAACCGGAAGAAGAGCGAGAAGTACGGCCTTGTGGTGTACCTGTGCGGCAATCGCTGCCACCGGAACGGGCGCGGCGCGGTACACAAGAACGGTGACCAGATGCGGCGTCTGAGGCGGTACGGGCAGCTCAAGGCAATGGAGGAGCAGGGCTGGACGGAGGAGGACTTCCGCCGCGAGTTCGGAAAAAGCTACTTATGAGAGGAGATTTGAAATGCTGAACAAGATTTTTATCATGGGCCGGTTGACCCGCGATCCGGAACTGCGCAGGACGCAGAACGGCACCGCTGTCACCAGTTTCACGATGGCAGTAGACCGCGACTTTAAGAACGCGGACGGCACCAAGGACACGGATTTTATTGACGTGGTGGCGTGGCGCAACACCGCCGAGTTTGTATCCAAGTATTTCGGCAAGGGCCGCATGGCCGTGGTGGAGGGGCGCTTGCAACTGCGGGACTGGACGGACAAGGACGGGAACAAGCGCCGGAACGCTGAGGTGCTGGCGGACAACATCTACTTTGGCGACAGCAAGAATGAGGGCAATTCCTCCGGCGGCTACAAGGCGGCAGGCAAGGCCGTGGACGTGGAGCCGGAAGCGGGAGACTTTGCCGAGGTCGAGGATGATGGCGACATTCCGTTCTAAGGTGGTGCCACGATGCCGAACAGGATCATAAAAGAAAGCATATGCTCCAGCGAAAAGATTGCGGCGCTTTCGGATTTTGAGTTTCGGCTATGGGTCGGATTGATCACACAGGCAGACGACGCAGGGCGCGGAGATGCCCGCCCTGCAATTATTAAAGGCCACGTTTTCCCGTTTCGGGACAGGCTATCCATCAAAGACATCGATGCTGCGCTCCAAGAATTGGCGGCAAAAGGCTGCGTTTCTCTCTACAAAGTGGACGGGAAGCCCTACTTTTTGTTCCCCGGGTGGGTCAAGCATCAGCGTGTCAGAGATTGCAAGCCGAAGTTCCCGGAACCGCAGGAAATTTCAAGTTTGCCGCAATCTGCCGCAAACTGCGGCGAGTTGCCGCAAACTGCGGCGAGTTGCCGCCTGAATCCAATCCAATCCGAATCCAATCCAAATCCGAATCCGAAAGAGAGTAACGCGCGCGAAACGCGCTTCATACCCCCGGCTATTCCTGACGTTGAGCAATATTGCCGCGAAAAGGGCTATCACGTCAACGCAGAGCGGTTTGTTTGCTTCTATGCACAAAAGGGCTGGATGGTAGGCAAAAACCGCATGAAAGACTGGAAACGGGCCGTTCAAGGCTGGGAAACTCGCTGGAAGGATGAACAGAAGAACGCGCAAAGCGGATTTTCGTATAACTACGGCAGTACGGAGGACAGCCTATGAACGCAGATTTCATCATCGACAGCATTGCGCAGAACGTTGTGCAGGACTGCGATGTTCTGGACTACGAGAAGGACGGTCTGCTGTATTGCGGCCATTGCGACACGCCGAAGCAATGCCGTATCGACATTGCTGGGAAGGTGCGGATCGTCAAGTGCCAGTGCGCTTGCGCCGCCAGAAAGTACGAGGCGGAGAAGAAAGCGCGGCAAGATCAGGAACTGCGCCTGCGCATTGAAACGCTTCGTGCGGACGGCATCCGCGATAAGAGCCTTGCTGGTTGCCGGTTTGACGGGGCTACCATGACGAACGAGCTTGCCAAGTGCAAGCGATACGCAGACCGATGGGACGAAATGGCGCAGAGCAACAGCGGCTTGCTTCTGTGGGGCAATACGGGCAACGGGAAGACCTTCGCAGCTGCCTGCATTGCGAACCAGCTGATCGACCGTGGGATTCCGGCAATGATTACAAGCTTTCCGCGCATTCTGAGCGCCGGATATGACAAACAGGACATCATTGACCAGATGCGCTATTACCCCCTGCTGGTCATTGACGATCTGGGTGCGGAACGGAACAGTGATTATGCGCTGGAAACGGTCTACATGGTCATTGACGAGCGCTACAAGTCCAAAAAGCCATTGATCGTGACCACCAACCTGACGCTGGACGAAATCTGCAATCCCAAGAACATGGCCTATCAGCGCATTTATGACCGTGTGCTGGAAATGTGCGCACCTTTGGTATTTCGCGGCGACAGCATTCGGCGCAGAAAGGCGAAGGAACAGCTCAGTTTCGTCAAGTCGGTTTTGGAGGGAAGTGCATGAAAAACGGGATATGGACGGTGGATACGGCGCGGCTGTGCTGGACCTGCCAGCAGGAAATGGCCCACGAGTACATCATCCAGCCCACCCGCGAACAGCGGCGCGACCCGGTGAAGGATCGCTGGGAGAGCGGCGTGTGTGAGCGCTGCGGGCGGAAACAGAGCATGACCAAGCTGCGGAGGTACACGATGAACAAACGAGGATTGGAGAAAAGAGGCCTGGAGAATGGGCTTGAAAAGTAGCGATCTGGCGCGGCTGGCACCGGCGGCGCAGAAGCAGGTCATGGAGGTAATGGAGAAGATGCAGAAGCAGGGGAAGTACAAGGCGCAGAAGACGCGGCGCGGCAAGCTGACCTTTGACAGCAAGAAGGAGGCGGAGCGATACGATGCGCTGATGCTGCTGCAAAAGGCCGGGGAGATACGGGGCCTGAAATTACAGGTGCGATATTGCTTGCAAGAGGCGTACACGACGTTTGAGGGCGAACGGGTAAAAAGTATCGACTACATCGCGGACTTCGTGTACGAACGCAGAACGGCTCCTGACAGCTACGGCCAGCGGTACTGGCTTCCGGTGGTGGAGGACGTGAAGGGGATGCGGACGCGGGAGTATGCTATGAAAGCAAAGCTGTTCTGCAATCGGTACGGCTACGCCATCCGGGAGGTGTGAGGATGAGCAAAAATAGAAGCAAAGAAGGAGAAACAGTATGAACGCTAAAATTTATAGCAACGATTTTAACCGCATGATTTCCGCCGTCAAGGCCTTTGTTGGAAGCAGAGGGGCGCACGAATTTATCAGGCTTGAATTTAACGCAGATGACAGCTGCGTAACGGCCGTTTCCTGCAACGGGTACTGCCTCGCCACGGAACACGCCGTTTGCGAGTGCGACGAAAACGCCGTCATCTATGTGAAGCCCAACATGAAGCTGCCGAGGGGCGTGTACATCGTTGTTGAAAAGATTGGCAAAGACGTTACCTTCCGGTGCGAGGATTTCACTTTTGGCTACGAGCAGCCCCTCGGCGACTTCATCGACTACGAAAAGGTCGTGCCCAAGGAATCCACGTTCCGCATCGGATTCAACGGCAATTATCTGCTGTCCGCTTTGCAGGCGGCAAAGGTTTCCGCAGGTGGGACGTACAAGAATCCGATCATCCTCGAATTTAACGGCCCCACCAGTCCCTGTGTGATCCGGACGAACACAAGCGACGTCAAGATGGTACTGCCCATCCGCATAAAGGACGAGTGATGACATGGCACAGCAAATCGCATTGAACGTGGACTGTATGGAATATATGCGGACGCTACCGGATAAGGCATTTGACCTCGCTATCGTAGACCCGCCGTATTTCACCGGACCGGAACGCAGAGGGTATTACGGCTGCAAGGTCAGCCCCATCGGCGTACACCGGGACTATCCTATATCACCGAAGTGGGACGTGCCGGGCATCGACTACTTTTCCGAGTTGGTGCGCGTGGCGAAAAAGTATATCGTTTGGGGATGCAACTATTTTGACGTTGTTTTCCCTCCTGGGCGTATTGTCTGGGATAAATGCAATGAAAATAGTTCTTTTTCGGACTGTGAAATCGCGGCGACAAACTGCCATGACAGCGTTCGCATATTCCGCTATATGTGGAATGGGATGTTTCAAGGGAAAAGCATCACTGACGGCACAACGCAGCAGGGCAACAAGGCGTTGAACGAGGTACGCATCCATCCAACGCAAAAGCCGGTGGCATTGTACGAGTGGCTGCTACAGAAGTACGCAAAAGAGGGCTGGCGCATACTGGATACGCACTTGGGCAGTGGAAGCAGCAGGATAGCGGCCTACACCCTCGGCTTTGAGTTTGTGGGGTGCGAGATCGAACCAACATATTTCCAACTGCAAGAACATCGGTTTGCGGAACATACGGCGCAGGAAAGGTTGTGGTAAGCATGGGCAAGCAGCATCTGAGCAGAGATGACCGCATCTTTATGCGGGGCAAGCTGCAAGGCACACGGGAGTGCATGGACATGGTGGCGATGGCGCTCATCGACAAGTGTGGCTGGCACGTCCAGGAGGAGACACCGGACAGCCGGGACACGTTGAGTATCGCGTACCTGTACGAGTGCCTGGAAAAAATCACGCAGGAGATCAACGAAGGCCGCATCAAGCGGAAGCACATCAAGGACGTGCTGAAGGACGAGTGCGGCGTGGTGTTTGGAGATTGAGACATGGTTCATTTGGGAGACATCTGCAAGATAAACGGTGCGGAGATCGAGCCGGTGTGGTGCATCACCGGCGGCAGCCCGTGCCAGGATCTTTCCATCGCCGGGAAACGCGCCGGTTTGGCGGGAGCGCGAAGCGGTCTGTTTATGGAGCAGGTACGCATCGTAAAAGAAATGAGGGAGGCGGACAAAAGGAATGGACGGACAGGTGACATGGTCAGACCTCGGTATCTCGTGTGGGAAAACGTGGTCGGAGCCTTTAGCAGCAACAAAGGAAAAGACTTCGCAGCCGTGCTCGAAGAGATCATCAAAATCGTCGAGCCGGAAGCCCCCGGTATTGAAGTGCCTGAAAAGGGTTGGCCTACCTGGGGGGGCTACCACGATGAAATGGGAGGACGATGGAGCGTGGTGTGGCGAACTCACGACGCGCAATACTGGGGAGTGCCCCAACGCCGCCGTCGTATCTCGGTTGTCGCAGATTTTGGAGGAGACACCGCATCCGAAATACAATTTGACCGCAAAAGCGTGTCAGGGGATATTGCGGAGAGCGGAGCGGCGGGGGAAGGATTTGCCGAAGATGCTGAAAGCGGTTTTAATCCGGCAGGCGGGGACTGTATGACGGCTTGGGATTGCCAAAGCAAGCGCATTTTTGACATAAACGGAAAATCTCCCACACTACAAGGCGGTGTTGTCGGTGGTGTGAACAATCCTGCCATATTTGCGGCTATCCCCATCAACGACAAAGCCACCAGATGGCAGGGCGGCGGAGAGAGCCGCAACCACGATGGCAGCGGAAACGGTCTTGGCATTGGGAAAGAGGGCGACCCATCACCCACGCTGACCGCCGGCGACCGCCACGGGGTAATGTGCATGACACCTTGGGACGCACAAAGCCAGCGCGTATACGATGGTAACGGCGTTTCACCTACGCTCAGTTCCCGTGAAAACAGTGGCCTGAACCGCGAAGCTGTGCTATGTGCCGGGTTTAAGGCCGGACAGGGCGCACAGGCGGGCGGCATCGGGTACAGTGAGGAAGTATCGCCCACGCTGGCGGCGGCACCCAGCGGGACAAACCAAACCCCAGCGGTGATGGCCTTTGACACCACGCAGATCACCAGCAAGGAGAACGGAAGCCAGCCTGAGTTCGGCAAACCGTGCCACACACTGAACGCAAACGCCCATGTGCCGTGTGTGGCGCTGGACATGACACACGCCTGCGACGTCATCCGCGAGTGTGGGGAGCAGGTACCGGCGTTGCAGGCGCGAATGGGGACAGGCGGCAATCAAGTCCCGCTGCCGTACCAGATGAACGGCTTTGGTGATTACCGCGCCGCCGAGGTTGCAAGCAGTTGCAAGCAACGGGACTTTAAGGACAGCACAGACCTTGCTATCACACACATGGTCGTGCGCCGATTGACCCCGATGGAGTGCGAACGACTGCAAGGTTTCCCGGACGGATGGACAGATATTGGAGATTGGGTTAAAACAGATAAACGCGGGCGCGAAATAAAAGTGAAAGGAAGTGCGGACAGCCCACGGTACAAGGCGCTGGGCAACTCCATCGCCCTGCCCTTCTGGGACTGGATGCTGCGGCGCATGGCGCGGTATTTGCCGGAGGACGCAACGCTGGGTAGCTTGTTCGATGGCATCGCAGGTTTCCCGCTAATCTGGGAGCGCATACACGGGAAAGGCACGGCGCGCTGGGCAAGCGAGATAGAGCAGTTTCCTATCACAGTGACGAAAAAATGGTTTGGGGAGGAATGACATGACAAGAGATGAGATCGTGACCGCGCTGCGGTGCTGCGAGCAGCATAAGAAATGCGAAGGAGCGTGTCCTCTGATTGCCGAGTTTGGATGTATCGGGAAAGCGATGGGATACGCCGCTGACCTGATCGAGAACCAGCAGAGGCACATCGAGGCACTGATGCAGACCAACGCCGGACTGCGGGACGCCGTACTGCGGCGGAATGCGCAGATCGCGGACATGAGTGATGGACTGGCGCAGTTTGCCAAGGCCGTGGCGGAGAAGGAGGAAAAGTAAATGGACGCTGTGAAGTTTGTCGAGGAGCGCAGAAGAATGTATACACTTGGATGTATCAAGAAAGGCATTAACGATTATAACACGAAAGCAGAAGATGTCGTCGCAGAAGTCGAAGCGTGGTCTGCGCTGCACCCGCGCAAAACTCGGCAGAGCGTGTTTCTGGAGCAGTACCCGGAGGCGGAAATTGACGAACGTGGGGACTTGATGCTATGCCCAAGGCGCATTTCCGTTGATTTTCGGAGCAGATACGCGAATTGTACAAAGATGTGTTCCGACTGCCGCCGCGAGTTCTGGATGCAGGAGGTGGAGTGATGGGAATTTTGAAAATTGTTTTCCCGCTGCTGATGGTAGCCGGTGCGCTGGGCAGTTTGGTGGTAAATATCGCCAGCAAGGGGGACTGGGCTACCAGTTTGCAATGGCTGGGCGCGTGTATCCTGTATACTGCGCTGACAGTGCGAAATATGAGCTGATGGAGGGCAAAGAATGAGCAAATCTGTAATGATAAGCATCCGCCCAAAGTGGTGCGAGAAGATCGTCAACGGCGAAAAGACCATTGAGGTGCGAAAGACCCGCCTAAAGATGAAAACGCCGTTTAAGTGCTACATCTACTGCACGATGCCGAAGTACCCGCACGAGGACTTTATTGCAACGGATTATCCGAAGCCGCAGTTTTATGGCGGTGGCAAAGTCGTTGGCGAGTTTACCTGCGACCGCATCTATGAGCTGGAAACGCGCTCACCCGGCGGCAGCTACTATGTCAAAGGCGAGGGTCAGCCGACAACAAACGATGTGGCGCGGCAGTCGTGCCTTAGCCTCGGCGATATGCACGCCTATTTGAAGTCGAAGTCCGGCTACGGCCTGCATATCTCCGACCTGAAAATCTACGACACGCCGAAGGAACTGATCGAGTTCCGGCGCGTATGCCCCAACGACCTTTACTGCGAAAGCTGCGCTATGCACCGGGAGAATAACAGCGCCTGCGGCAACGAGAGCCTGCGCCTCAAGCGCCCGCCCCAGAGCTGGTGCTATGTGGAGGAGGACTGACAATGGCTGACCAAATGCAGTTATATGACACATCGGAGAAACAATCAAGTAACAACACAGGTAAAGCTAAACGGAAGTGGGAAAATGGTTTCCAGAGATGGAGCGACCGGCACAGTGCAGATGGTGGTAGCTCTTTTGGGTGCTGTGGATTCGGCAGTATGTGTGACTATTGTGAGGATAATTCGTATGGACGCCCGTGTGTCAGGTCGCTGAACGCCATGATCCGCGAAAAGCGTCTGAAAATCGATTACGAAAAGACTGGCTATGAAGAAGTGTGGGATGGGATTTTTGACAATGGCTGAATACATTAACAGGGAAAAGGCGAAGAGGCTGTTGCATATCGAATACGCCTACGCCGCAGAACAACTCTTAGACGAGATCCCCGCCGCTGATGTTGCCCCGGTGGTACGTTGTAAGGACTGCAAGCACTACCTGATCGCAGACGAATTTGAGGGCGGGAAGAGGTTTATGTGCGAAGTCAACCACTTCTCTTACATCAACAGCAACGGGGATATGCGTTATTGCTCCTACGGAGAGAGAAAGGACGACAAGCATGAACATTAGGGACAGCGGGGAGCGTACCACCTTCAGCACCGGGGCGCAGCGGGACATGCACAGCGGGAAAGGCCGCATGGATCTTCTTCCCTGGGCGGCGATTATAGAGGTAAGCAAGCACTGTGAGGCTGGGGCGCTCAAGTACGGGGTGCATAATGTCGATAAAGGGATCCCCACCAGCAGTCTGATGGACAGCGCTATGCGGCACGCTGCGAAGTATCTGGACGGACAGGAGGATGAAGATCACCTGCTGGCGGCGGCGTGGAACATTTTGTGGGCGATCGAAATGCGGTGCAAAAAACCGGAGTGCGTAGATACGCCGTGGAGGGACAATGCAGAAGGGTGATGTGATTCGCGCCCGCTTTCTGACGATGCCGGACCCGTTCCCCGGCTCCGGAAAGGCGGAAAAACAGTACCCCGTGCGCAAGGCGACGGTGGTGTATGTGCATCCAAAGGGGCGATACATCGTGGCGGAGTGCAAGGGCGTCAGGGAAACATTTTTCCCGGAGGAGGTGCTGATATGAGCGAATTCCCGGAACGGCTTAGAAAGCTGCGGGAGAAAAAGAGACTGAAGCGGTATGTGCTGTCGGAGCGCTGCGGGCTGAATTCAGATGCTATACGCCGGTATGAGCTGGGGACGGCGAAGCCGACGATGGACGCGCTGAAGAGCATAGCGGATGAATTCGGCGTGTCGGTGGACTATCTGATGGGAAGGACGGACTATCCCTGCGTGGTAGATATTGCAGAAAAATAAATTTTGAAAATTCCACTTAAAAGTGGAAAAATTGAAAAAACGCACTTTATCATGGGAGATGCAGGGGCAAACTCTGCATCTCCATTCTTTTTCTTTTCCCCCTTCTTTTCCTGATGGGCGGGGCTTCGGCTCCGCCCGGAGGGAGCAATATGCAGGCAGAAGCTGGGTGGATACAGCTCCGATATGAAGAATTTTCGGGTTCGCAAGTTCAAATCTTGCTGTCTGCACCATAGGCGTGACCTCTTGCCTCGTAGCCGCACGGAGCGTAAGCCTGCGAAAGTGGTCTTTCCTGTGCGCTGTACGAAAGCGGCAGGACGAAGGAATTTATGTATTGGCTGGCACCGGCTTTGTAAAGATGAACGGATGCGACCGACGTACCGGCGCAGGGCTGAAAAGTTCCGTGGTTGGTCTGGGTACCACCGTGCTTGAGAGAAATCCGAGGCGTGGATGTGGTGTGGTGGCGGTTGTCTTAGGACAAAGCCGCCGTGTAGGACAGTATGGATGTGTGGTGGCACCCGACCGATTGTGTAAAACAACAGGTGTGGCGAAAGCCGGGGAAGGACGTGCCAATGACAAAGGCCAGTGGTGGGAGGCCGGTGCGTCAGGCAAAGGAGGACACATGGAAGTAAAAAACAAGCGGCTGGCGGATATTATGCCGTATGCTGCAAATGCCAAGAAGCACGACAGACGGCAAATCAACAATGTGGCCGAAAGCATTAAACAGTACGGGTTCGTGCAGCCGATTGTGATTGACCGAGAGGGTGTTATTGTCATCGGCCACTGCCGCGCTATGGCGGCTAAGAAGCTGGGCATGGAAGAAGTGCCTTGCGTCTGCGTGGACGATCTGACACCGGAGCAGGTAAACGCCCTGCGGCTGGTGGACAACAAGAGCAACGAGAGCGATTGGGACTTTGACCTGCTGGCTGATGAACTGCCTGGGCTGGATTTGTCGGCGTTTGACTTTGATTGGGGGCTGCGTGATGAACTCGACACGTCAGTTGTAGAGGACAACTACGATCCTGTTTTACCGGCAGAGCCGAAGAGCAAACTTGGCGATGTGTACCAGCTTGGAGACCATCGCCTTATGTGCGGAGATAGCACGTCTTTGACAGACGTACAGAAGCTCGTGGGGGGGGCACAAATGGATTTGCTGCTCACAGACCCTCCGTACAATGTGGACTATCAGGGCACCGCCGGGAAGATTAAGAACGACAATATGGAGGATACGGCATTTAGACGGTTCCTGACGGACGCGTTTTCCAATGCGGCGATGGTTATGAAACCCGGTGCTCCATTTTACATTTGGCACGCAGACAGCGAGGGGTATAACTTCCGAGGCGCGTGCAGAGATGCGATGCTGCGTGTCCGGCAGTGCCTGATCTGGGTGAAGAACTCCCTTGTGATGGGGAGACAGGATTTCCAGTGGAAACATGAGCCTTGCCTGTATGGTGAGAGCGAGATTGAAGAAGAAGCACACGAACCTTGCCTGTACGGCTGGACGGAAGGGAAGAAGCATTATTTCTTCAAGAACCGCAGGCAGACAACCGTGTTGAATTTTGATAAGCCTGTCAAATCTGCGGAGCATCCGACCATGAAACCGATTAAGCTGTTTGATTACCAGATGCAGTGCTCCAGTAAGCCGGGTGAGAATGTGCTTGACCTGTTCGCCGGGTCCGGCACAACGATTATGGCGGCGGAGCAGAATGGCAGACACGCTTTCTGCATGGAGTATGATCCGAAGTATGCCGATGTCATTGTTGACCGGTGGGAGAAGTTTACGGGGAAGAAAGCGGTGCTTTTGAATGACGATTGAAGAAGCACAGGCGATTATTGCCAAAACCAGCAGCCCGTATTTGAAGCGGGACATGGAGAAGTTTATTAAACGCCAACGCAGAAAGGAGGGCGTGTATGGCAAGAACAGGACGTCCTCGGAAAGAGATAAACGAGAAGCTGTTTGAAAACCTATGCGCTATCCAGTGCACAGAGAAAGAGATATGCTCAGTGCTGGAATGCTGCGAGGACACATTGAACGCTTGGTGCAAGAGAACGTATAAAATGACTTTCTCGGACGCATATAAAAACAAGAGCCAGCTTGGGAAATCAAGCCTGCGGCGGGCGCAGTTCAGGTTGGCTGAAAAGAACGCGACAATGGCGATCTGGCTTGGCAAGCAGTACCTCGACCAGAAGGATATTGTGGAGCAGAACATCAACACAGATGGTGTCAAGGTGATAATTGATGTCTAACATTCGTCTGTCTGAAAAAATAGGCTCTGCGTTCTACGACGTGGCGCATGACGTGTTCCACCACGGTCACACGCACTACGATTTCAGCGGTGGGCGCGGCTCACTTAAGTCCTCCACGGTGTCTGTACTCGTCCCCCTGCTGCTGATAAACAATCCGGGTACACACGCGCTGGTGCTGCGTAAGGTGGCAAATACCATCCGTGACAGCGTGTACGCGCAGTATATCTGGGCAATCGGTGAACTGGGTATGGCGGCGTATTGGGAGGCAAAGGTTTCCCCGATGGAACTAATCTACAAGCCTACCGGGCAGAAGATTATGTTCCGGGGCGCTGACGATCCCATGAAAATTAAGTCTATCAAGGTGCCGTTTGGCTACATTGCCGTGACGCATTTTGAAGAGAAAGACCAGTTTGCCGGTCGTGCCGAGATACGAACGATTTTACAGTCTACAATGCGCGGCGGGTCGAGGTATTGGAACTTTGAAAGCTACAACCCGCCGATAAGCCGCGATAACTGGGCGAACAAGGACAGCCTGGAAGAACGCACAGACAGGCTGTGTCACAAGTCAACGTACTTGCAAGCCCCGCCAGAGTGGCTGGGTGAGCAGTTTCTGGCAGAGGCGGAACATCTCAGGGTAACGGACGAGAGAGCGTACCAGCATGAGTATTTAGGTATTCCTGTGGGTACGGGCGGCAACGTGTTTGACAACCTTGAGCTGCGGGAGATCACCGACGAGGAAATGTCGCATTTCGACCACATCTACCAAGGCGTGGACTACGGTTGGTTTCCTGATCCCTTTGCTTTTATCCGTTTGCACTACGACCGTGCGAGGGAAACCATTTACCTGATGGATGAGATATATCAAAACAAGCTTACTAACGAGGCAAGCGGCAACATCATCATTCATCGTGGATATAAAGACGCATATATTACCTGTGACAGTGCAGAGCCTAAAAGTGTGGCAGACTATCGCGCTATGGGCCTTCCGGCAAAAGCAGCGGTCAAAGGCCCCGGCTCTGTTGACTACGGTATGAAGTGGCTGCAGCGGCGAAAGATCGTCATTGATCGGAAACGCACACCAAACGCATACAACGAGTTCGTGAATTACGAATACGACAGAAACAAAGACGGAGATATTATCAGCGGCTACCCGGATGAGAATAACCACTTGATAGATGCCACCCGGTACGCCGTTGAGCGCATTTCCCGTCGGATGGGAGTTATTGCATGAGTAACGCGGTTATCATCAAACTGAATGAGCTGGGCTATACCACCATCCCGGACAGCTTCTACAGCAAAGTGTACGAGTGGAAAAGCTGGTATCAGGGCGATGTAAAAGGCTTCCACAACTACACTGTGCAGAACGGTGAGCGACAGGTGAAGTGTAGGCGCTACTCCCTTGGCATGGGAAAAAAGCTGTGCGAGGATTGGGCTAATCTCTTGATGAACGAGAAAGTCCAAATCACACTTGAGGGTCAGAAAGAGCAAGACTTTATTGACCTGGTGCTGACGGAGAATAACTTCACCGTCAAGGCGAACGAAATGCAGGAGTTGAAGTCCGCACTGGGCACTGTGGCCTATGTCCCACGGGTTATTGGGCAGGAAATCAGCGAAAGCGGGGATATTGTGCCCGGCAACGCATCCGGTATCGTGCTGGACTATGTGACCATCGAGAACATTTACCCGCTGTCCTGGCAGAATGGATATATCAGCGAGTGCGCGTTTTCTTCCGAAGTCACGCGGGGAGGAAAAGATTATCTGTATTTGCAGATACACCGGCGTGGGGACAACGGCAACTATGTCATTGAGAACCGCATCTATCGGTATGACAATGAGCAACTGGCCGATGAACAGCTTGTTAATGTCAAGGGATTTGAAAATATCCCGCCTGTGGTGCACACAGGTAGCGACAAGCGGCAGTTTGTCATTGACCGGCCCAACATTGCAAACAACGTCAACTATCTGCTGCCGACCGGCATTGCAATCTACGCCAATGCTATTGACGTATTGCAGGGTGTGGACATTGCTTACGACAGCTACGTTAACGAGTTCAAGCTTGGAAAAAAGCGCATCATGGTCAAGCCGTCTGCGGCGCAGTATCTTGACGGCACCCCTGCTTTTGACCCTGACGATGTGGTGTTTTACGTCATGCCGGAGGATACAGAAGACGGCGCAGTTGTAACGCCAATTGACATGACGCTGCGGACGGCGGAGCACAACACCGGTATTCAGGATCAACTCAATATCCTTTCCAGCAAGTGCGGCTTCGGCGAGACCTATTACCGATTTGACGGCGGCAGCGTAGCAACTGCCACACAGGTCATCAGCGAAAACTCCACCATGTTCCGCACCATCAAAAAGATGGAGATCGTGCTGGAACAGGCTCTGGTAGAACTGTGTCGCATTCTTCTGCGGCTGGGCAACACCGCCATGAACGCTGGGCTGAATGAGGATGTGGAGATCTCCATCGATTTTGATGACAGCATCATTGAGGACAAGCAGAGCGAATTTTCCCGCGATATGCAAATGCTTAGTGCTGGCATTATGAATGACTGGGAGTTCCGCGCAAAATACATGAACGAGGACGAGGCGACTGCAAAGGCGGCGCTGCCGAAGATGCAGGACATGACAACCGAGCAGCAGCACGAAGTGGAGTGAGGTGACGGGCAGTGCCGAAATACCCATTCTCCCCCGAACTGCTGGATGCCATGCCCGAAGAATTGGCGGAGCTGTACCGTGGGCTTGAGGACGCACTTTTGATGGAGATATGCTCCCGGCTAAAGCTGCGGGACGAGTTGAACGAGGTCACGGTGCAGGACATCAAGGCGCTGCGGTCACACGGCATCGATCTGAAAGAGATTGAGAAAGCCATACGACAGACTACCGGCATCAGCGAGAAAAAGCTGAACGAGCTGATAGACGATGTGGTGGAGCGCAACCAAAAGTATTACACCGAGGTCATAGATCTTGCCCGTGTAACACAGCCTGACGTGCTGGTGGATGCAACCACCATTGACGCCATCAAACGGCAAACATGGGACGTGTTCCGAAACATCACCGCTTCGATGGGTTTTTTGGTAGACGCAGGGCGGACGATGCTGTCCCCCGCAAAGGCGTACCAGTGGGCTTTAGATGCCGCTACGTTGAAAGTAGAAAGCGGGGCGATTTCTTATGGGCAAGCCATCAAAGAAGCCGTTAGAGAGCTTGCAAGCAGCGGTCTGCGCGTGGTGGACTATGAGAGCGGACACCGTGACCATGTAGACGTAGCTGCCCGCCGTGCCGTGATGACTGGCGTATCGCAGTTATGCAGTAAGTACACGGAGCAAGCGGCGGAATACCTTGAGACACCATATTTTGAGGTTTCCGCCCATGCCGGCGCGCGCGACAAGCCGGGGCCGTCTCCGTGGTCAAGCCATAAGAACTGGCAGGGAAAGGTTTACAGTGTCCGCGACGGGGATATTTACCCGACCATCTATAAGGTTTGCGGTCTTGGTGCTGTTGATGGTCTGGAAGGTGCAAACTGCCGACACAGGCGGTTCCCGTGGGTGGAAGGTGTTTCTGAACGTACATACACTGACGACCAGCTCAAGCATATAGACGATGGACTGGGATGCACCTACGACGGAAAAACATACACAGCGTATGAAGCAACGCAAATGCAGCGGCGTGTGGAACGGGAGATTCGAAAGCTCAAGCGCGAGAAAGCCGCCTACAAAGCCGCAGGATTGCATGAAGATGAGACAGCGGTAAACATACGGCTACGGCGGCTAAACGCTAAATACAAGGCGTTCAGCGCGGAAGCTGGACTGCCGGAGCAACCGGAGCGGATGCGCGTCTATTTTACGGATGACGCAACAATCAAATCGGCAAATTCCATAAAAACGCAACGAGCAAAAGTGGCAGCGGCTAACGCTAAAGACGATAGCGACGCTCTTAAGTTTTTCGGCGCAGACGCAAGAGATAACTTGAATTCTATTGTGAAAAGACGTACAATGAAGCTGGAAAATGGCTTTGCTTGCTTCCCGGACGGTGACCCGCTGAATGAAAACGTTAAAAGGGTAAAACCTCTTAAAACGTATTTTGACGTCGCTATGCACGGAAGCCAGACGGCAGTCGGATTTGGTACAAAAGAACTCAATATGTCACCGCGCTTACTTGCCGCAGTCATTCGGCATAGTAAAGGGTGGAATGGCCAGAAAGTTCGTTTGCTATCTTGCAGCACAGGCGCACGCATGGAAAACGATTATTGCTTTGCAGAAGAGCTGGCAAATGCACTTGGCGTTGAAGTGAAAGCCCCAGACGATGTGCTTTTTATTTCCGGTGCTGGCGTACTGAAAGTAGGAACACATGGGGAAGGAAATATTTTGCCGTTTACCCCAAATCAAAGAGGAAGGAGAAAGTGACATGGATTTCGGTTTTTTTAAAGGATTGCCATACAAGAATTCTATTGAGAATTTTGAAGACTATAAGAAATACAAAAATAGTATCCCAAAAGAAGCGATTTTAAGCCACATTTCCTCCCTCGATGCCGGGCTGACATCGTTGCCCAGTTTTGATATGTTTACTGGCGAAGAACTTCACGCAGGTATGTTTTGGGACGGTAAATTCACCTTCCCGTATGAGTTTCTGCATTACTACAAGAATTATGACATTGGCATCCCCTATGAGTATGAAGCGTATTTGAAAGAAATCGGGGTGGGCTGATGGATGATAAACTGATGCAGACCATCGAGGCTATTATCCGGCGCGGCAACGATGCAGAGATACGCCGCAAGGGCAACGGGTACATCGTGTTAGAGGTCAAGAAAACAATCAAATACAGCACTTCCGCGCAATAGGGCGCGGGAAAGGGCAATAGGAGCCGAACAGTACGCAGATTTTGCGTGGTGTTGGGCTCTTTTATTTTCAGTAAAAACCGCGTATGCGGATTTTATACAAAAATTGGCTATCTGCAAGCCTAAAAGTGCAGGCGGGACGGTCACGGCAACGACCTAAAAAGCCTATCCCGTAAGGAGATGCAACATGAAAACGGAAGAGCTGTTGAGTATCGGCCTGACGGAAGAGCAGGCGAACAAAATTCTTGCCATGAACGGTAAGGACATCGAGAAGCACAAGAAAGCTGCAGAAGACGCAAAAGCGGACAAGGAAGCGCTGGAACAGCAGGTCACGGACCGGGATAAGGACATCGCGGAGCTGAAAAAAGCTAGCGGCGACGTTGCCAAAATTCAGGAGAAACTCGATGAGCTGCAGGGCAAGTACGACAAGGAAACCGAAGCATACAAGGCTCAGCTGGCACAGCGTGACTATCAGAGCGCCATTGATAAGGCGATTGCCGACAGCGGCGTAAAGTTTTCCTCCAAGTCTGCGGAAAAGGCTTTCCGCGCGGGTATCGGAGACAGCAAGCTCGAAATGAAGGACGGCGCTTTGGACGGGTTCGACAAGTACCTGGAAAATGCAAAGTCCGAGGATCCCAGCGCATTTGTAAAGGCTGGCGCTCGTGTTGACACGCAGGGTTCGCTTGAGGGCGGCACTCGTGAAACAAAGCCTACGTCTTTGCTGGGTGCGCTCCACGAAAAATACGACAAGTAAAGGAGACAATGACACATGGCTATTACTCTTGCTGAAGCTAAAGTCGGCATGGCCGACAAAGTCGACCAGATGATCGTCGATGAATTCCGCCGCAGTTCTCTGCTGCTGGACAGACTGGTGTTTGATAACGCCATCTCTCCGGGCACTGGTGGTTCCACCCTGACCTACGGCTACATTCAGCTGAACACCCCCTCCACCGCCGCTGTTCGTGCGATCAACAGCGAGTACACCGCCAACGAAGCTAAGCGCGTTGAGAAGACCGCAAAGGCCATCATCATGGGCGGTTCCTTCTCCGTTGACCGTGTGCTGCAGAACACCTCCGGCGCTGTTGACGAACTGGCGTTCCAGGCGCAGCAAAAGATCAAGGCGACCAGCAACTACTTCCATAACCTGGTCATCAACGGCACCTCCGCCGCTACCGGTGCTGGTTATGTGACCAGCACTTTCGACGGCCTGAAGAAGCTGCTGTCCGGCACTTCTTCGGAACTATCCTCCGGCATCAACCTGTCCACCTCTGCTCTGCTGGATAGCAACGCCAACGCGTTCATTGACCAGCTGGATCAGCTGGTGCATACCATCGACGGCGATACCACTATGCTGATGATGAACAGCGATATGCTGATGAAGGTTCGTTCCTGCGCACGTCGCGCCGGTTACTATGAGCGGACAAAGAACGACTTCGGCCAGGTGGTGGAGACCTTTGCCGGTATCCCCCTGATGGACATGGGCAAGTACTACAACGGCACTTCCTCTGTGGACGTTATCGGCACTTCTGCCGCTACCGCTTCCGCCGACGGCACCACCAGTATCTACGCGGTGAGTATCGGTCTGGACGGTTTCCACGGCATTTCCCCAACCGGCAACAGCGTCATTTCCAGCTATATGCCTGACATGAACGCACCCGGTGCCGTAAAGACCGGCGAGGTCGAGCTGGTGGCAGGCGTTGTGCTGAAGAACACCCTCAAGGCCGCTGTGCTGGACAACATCGTTCTGTCCCCCAAGACCGGCAGCTGATTTGAAAGGAGCTGGCTCACATGACATACGCTGATTACGACTATTACTCCGGGACCTATTTTGGAACCGTGAGCGAGGGAGATTTTCCGCGTCTGGCTGTCCGGGCCAGCTCCTTCCTCGATTACTACACGCAGAACCGGGCAAAAGATAACGCTGATATGGACGCTGTAAAAATGTGCTGCTGTGCACTTGTGGACAAGTATCAGCTGATCGAAGCCGCGCAGCAGCTTGCCGCAACCAAACTGACAAACGCGGCGACCGGCGATGACGTGAAAAGCGAAACGGTAGGCGGGTACTCCCGGACGCTGGCCAGCGGCGGCGAAGCTGCCGCGTCCGCATTAAGCGCTACGGACGGTGCGAAGAAACTGCTGGCGGCGACCTGTAACGAGTATCTGGCGCATACCGGGCTTTTGTATCGGGGAGGGGGGTGCTGTGGTTGTACGCGCCCCACACTATAACGATCTACAACGCCGTGCAGGAGACTGACCCGGCGACCTTTGAGGAAATCACAAAGCTGTATGTGACCATCCTGCGCGGCGTTATGCTGCAGGCCAGCAAGGCTGTCAACGTGCGCGAAAGCGGACTTGAGAGCGCAGACGCGGTAAACCTGTACATTCCGTTTTCCGTGAAAGCGGTGGACGGCACGACAGGCAAGGCCAAAACTTACGCGCCCCCGCAGGCGTTTCTTGCAACGGCGGACAAGTCCGGGCTGTGGACGCTGTCTGTGAACGGTAACGGCGGGCTGACGTTCTTTGTGAAAGGCGAGTTTATTACAGACAAAGAGGACGTGGCTATGGCACAGGACGGCTGCTACAACGTGACCAAAGTGGACGAGAAAGATTTTGGCAGCGTGGATATGCAGCATTGGGAAGTCGGAGGGGCATAAAATGTCGCTCAAGTTCTCTGTTGACGTGTCCGGCATGGACGAGGTAAAGCGGCAGCTTGCAAGGACCTGTGACCGCGCTGAAAGCGTTTTAGCGCAACAGGTGATGAAAGATACAATCCCCTTTGTGCCTGCGCTTACAGGCTCTCTGACGCAGAGAACACGGGTGGTTGGAAACGAGGTTATTTATCCAGGCCCATACGCCCGCTTCCTGTACTACGGTAAGGTAATGGTAGACCCGGCGACCGGCAGCGCATACGCCCAAAAGGGCGGGCACAAGGTGGTCACAGACCGAAATCTTGTATTTAACACAACAATGCATCCGCAGGCACAGGCACATTGGTTTGATGCTTCCAAAGCGCAGAACATGGAGAAGTGGGTGCGGGTGGCAGATAAGGCGGTGAAGAAATTTGGAAAAGATTAAAAAGGCCGTGTCAGCGGCGGAAGAGGATCAGGTATCGCGCAAGCTGCTTGTGTGGCTGAACACATACCCGGAGCTACCAGTCGACCTTATCCGCTTTGAGTTTCTTCCCGCCGACACTTCCGCTATGGCGATGTCGACCATTCAGGCGGCTTACATCGTGCGGAAGTATATCGCCGGCGGCTATGTGGCGGAGTATCAGTTCAAGATAATCTACCGAGTGAAGCCGGGGAACAGCAACGACAAACGGCTCAAGGCTGACGAACTGTTGAACGCTATCGGGGACTGGGCAAATGGTCAGAAGCCCGACATTGGCGATGACAAGCGCGTTATCAGCATGGAGCCAACCACGCGATCTTCCCTGTTTGCCATGTATGAAAACGGGGACGAAGATCACCAAATCCTTATGAAACTGAATTACGAGGTGAATGTATAATGGCAGATTTGGAATTCAACACAACCGTAGGCCAGACCATTGACCGCGAACTGCTTATTGCGTACCTGAACACCGGCACCGCATCCGCTCCTGTGTGGAGCGCTATCGGTAAGCGCGTTGAGGACAGCAGCGAGGAAATGGACTGGAGCACCGATACCAAACAGGACATCCTGGGGCACACCTTTACGACCATGAAAAAGCCCACCATCACGCAGACCTTTGATCCCATCCCCTTGGATGCGGGCGATGCTGCGGCGGTGAAGATGTGGAACCTGGCAGTAAAAGACCAGGATGCCCAGGCGCTGGCAAATCAGGACATGATGATCGGCCACTTCTACGCCACCAGCGGCGAGGCGATGTTTGCGGAGCGCTACGACGCTTGCGCTATTGCCATCACCGGCATCGGCGGCGAGGGCGGCGGCACCCTGAATATCACCAGCGAGATCACCTATGGCGGCACCCGCACTGTGGGCACTGTGAAGAAGGGCAGCAGCGGCGCTATTGAGTTTACCGCGGCCTAAATAAAGGGGCGGGCAACCGCCCCTGTTTTGGAGGGAACACATGAAGGAATTGACAATCACCACCGGCGTACAGGAATACAACCTGAATGACAAATGCACGGTATATTTTAACCCCAGTGATCCGGCGTTTGCAGACAAGCTTTACACAGCGTTTGACGCGCTGAAAAAGAAGCAGGATGCGCGGGACGATAACGTAGAAAAAATGAGCGCCCGCGAAATGTTTGACTGGCTCCGAAATATGGACGCCGAAATGCGCGAGACCATTAACGGGGTGTTTGAGCAACCGGTGTGTGAAGCACTGTTTGGCAATGTCAGCGTGTATGCCATCGCGGACGGTGCGCCGCTGTGGATGAATCTTATGGTTGCCATCATGGACGAGCTGGACGAGGGGATTAAGCGTGAAAAGGCTTTTCACAGTGAAAAGCTTGCAAAGTATACGGCCAAGTACCACAGATGATGTACGACCTTCCTACGAGCCTTGAGGTGTGTGGAACGGAATACCAAATAGAAACGGACTTTCGCGTGATACTGGACATATTCTCGGTGCTGTCTGCTGTTGAACTAACGAGCGAAGAAAAGTGCATCGGCGTGTTGGGAATGTTTTACCCTGGTTTTTTCACGATGCCTGGGGAGCACATGGAAGAAGCGATAAAACAGTGTTTTTGGTTTATCAATGGCGGAAATGAGGAAACGCAAAAAAAATCAACCAAGTTGATGGACTGGGAACAGGACTTTCGACTGCTCATCGCCCCAATCAACCGCATAGTGGGGCAAGAGGTGCGGGCGCTTCCGTATCTGCACTGGTGGACGTTTCTTTCGTACTACGGAGAAATCGGGGATTGCTACTTCGCGCAGATCGTGCGCATACGCGATCTGAAAGCAAAAGGCAAGCTAAAAGACAAAGCCGACAGGGAGTTTTACCGCAGAAACCGCGACGTTATCGACATCAAGCGACGGTACTCGGAGGCGGAGGAAGAAATTATCAAAGGCTGGACGTAAAAAGCCGCCCCGGAGGGCGGCTGCGCGGCGGTCAATGATTTGCAATAAATGTAATGTCGTTGCCAGACCAAAAGTCCGGGGTAAAACGGATTTCAAGCGTTTTCCAATCGGCGGGGACTTCGTAGCCTATTACGCCAGACATCTTTTTCCCAGCTGCAACAGTGCCGTCCATTTGGCCTTTGTCTGCGGCTAATGTGCCGGTCATGCTCATGTTTGTGGAGTAGTCATCGACATACGCTTCGAAGGACATTATAGAGCTTATGGAAATATCTTTGCTGGATTTGTTTTCAATGGCAAATTCGCAAAATAGAAAAACGTTGCCGCTGTCTGGTGTGTAAAAACCTTCTCCGCTTGATTGGGTGCAAGACACAAATGTGACTTCAATGTCTTTAAGGGAGACAACGTCACCAACTGCAAATTCCGTTTTCTGCGGAGCAGTTGATCCGTTTCCGCCTTTTGCGCCTGTATCCCCAACCTTTTCTGGGGAGTTCCCGCCAAGCGCAGTGCCAATAATGCCGATAGCAATAAACACAGCTATAACGATCAGCACAACCGGTTTTTTCTGTTTGGCCCCGCAGGCAGGGCAAACTTTCGCAGATTTTGCAATATCTGCGCCGCAGGTCTTGCACTTAGTCATTTTGTCCATTTTCTTCCGCCCTCCAAGAAGTTTTTTGTGGTTTGTTCATAGTACCACATAAATACCATAAAAGCAAGTAGGTGATTATATGGCAAACGCGGACGGCTCCGTTATCATCAAGGCCGACATTGACGATAAGCAGGCGCAGAAAGAACTCAATGCGCTGGAAAAGAAAATAGAAGCGCTGCAGGAAAAGCTCACCAACAAGAAATCCGCGCGAGATACTTTGTTTAACCAAGCCAACAACCTGGGCGCACAGCTTGACCAAGCAAAGGCCAAACTGGCGCAGATGAAGGGCGGCGGCGAGTTCTTCACCAGCGACGCTATCAAGCAGCAGGAGGCCGCTGTAGCGTCTATGGAAAAAGAATGGAACTCCATGAATGACAAACTGGACAAGCAGAACGCCGCTATCCGCGAGGGCGAAGCGGAGCTTGACCGAATGAAAGCAAAGGCCGGTGAGTTAGGTAAGCAACTTGGCAATACCGGCAAGAACGCAGGAAAAATACAAGAAGGGTTAGACAAAGCATCCCAGGGCATGGAGGCGTTCACAAAGCGCGTAAAAATGCTGGCAAAGCGGGCGCTGGTCTTTACCATCATTGCCCGTGCGTTGGCGGCCCTCCGAGATTGGCTGGCAGATGTGGTAGCCGTAAACGGCGAAGCACGGGACGCTATTGCGCAGCTCAAGGGTGCGCTACTGACGCTGGCACAGCCGCTTGTGCAGATCATCGTCCCCGCGTTTACTGCGCTGGTCAAGGTACTGGCTGCGGTGGTTTCGTCTATCGCGAACATCGTATCTGCCCTATTTGGCACCACGGTAAAAGAGAGTGCCAATGCGGCAAAGTCGCTGAACGACCAAATGAACGCCTATAAGGGTGTAGGCAGTGCTGCGAAGTCGGCAAGTAAACAGTTGGCCTCGTTTGACGAGATAAACAAGTTAAGTAGTGAAAGCAGCGGTGGTGCGTCTGCTATTCTGCCTAATTTCAGCCAACTCGGCAAGATGGATTTTTTAGATGAAATCACTGACCGGCTGAAAAAGATAGGACAGGACATCGCCAACATTTTTAGAGATGTCAAATCGTTTATCGGCAACGTATTCTCCGGGGATTGGGGCGCGGCACTGGACAACATTGCCGACTTTGTGAATCATGCGCGGGAACTGCTGGCCGATTTGCTGGACTTTGTGGGGTATATCTTTGGAGAGATCATAGACACCATCATAGAAAAGTGCGGCCTTGCCGGTACCCCAGTGGGAGATATGTTGACCGGCATCAAGAACATTGTGCAGGGCGCGTTGGGCCTTATTTCCGGTATCCTGACCGGCGATCTGGAGAAAATGAAGCAGTCGGTTACCCAAATGCTTACCGGCGTTAAAACTTTTGTGTTAGGTATTTGGGACTGGTTCAAACTTGGGCTGACAAGTCTGCTGGACTGGCTTGACAAAAAAACAAACGGGCGGTTCCACGAAATCATTGAACTGGCAAAAACCTATGTCAACGTTGGTATAGATGGCGTAAAACAAATTTTCGGGGGCCTTATTGATTTCTTGACCGGCGTATTTACAGCGGATTGGAGAAAAGCATGGGGAGGCATCAAAGAAATTTTCCGTGGCATTTGGAATACAATCGTCGGCGTCTTGGAGGCTGCTGTAAACCTTATCATCAAAGGCATCAACTGGCTTATAAGTAAGCTCAACTCCCTTCTGGAGAACAGCTTGCTGGCAAAGGGACTTGACCTCATCGGGATTGAATTTCGTGGCATACCGCAAATACCGGAAGTGCACATTCCCCGTCTGGCACAGGGGGCTGTTATTCCACCAAACCGAAAGTTTATGGCGGTTCTGGGCGACCAAAGAAACGGGACAAATATTGAAGCACCAGCGGATCTTATCCGTCAGATTGTAAGAGAAGAGATAACCAACTTTGGCGGTGGCGAGGACATCACGATTAAATTCACAGGTGACCTTGCACAGCTGGCGCGTGTCTTGTCTCCTGAAATCACGCGACAGCAAAGAAACAGACAGCGGGCGTTGGGGGTGTAAGAATGGCAAAACCGTATTTCAAAATTGACGGGACAGACATAATGCATTTGATCGAAAATGGAGGCATCGTTTGGACAAGAAGCGATTTGGATAGTGACAAGGCTGGAAGAACAATGGATGGCACGATGCATCGCGGACGGGTAGCCATTAAGTATAAGGCAACTGTAAAATGCCTGCCATTGTATCGCGCAGACGAGATTGATCTGATGAGGTTGATTCTTCCAGAGTTTGTAATTGTTGAGACAAATTTGCATCCGCTACATGAAATTGTATCTGCACAGTATTATTCAAATAATGTGCCGTCTACGATTTCTACGGTTGATCCTGAAACCGGTGAATCCATCTGGACAGACATTACATTCCCGCTTGTCGAAAAGTAAAGGAGCAGAAAAATGCAACAGACATCTGCACTATACAAGGAATTACTGGCTGGGGACTATACCGTTGAAACAAGAGTTGCAATTGGGGAATCAGGACTTCTCGTAGAAAAAACAGGAGATCATATAACGTTTGGCGGTACACGAATACTTATAGCGACTTCTGGCGCCGATGGAGGATACGGGGCAAATATGCTCTCAAGTGTGGAAACATCTGGGGGTCTATTTGATGGAGATGAGCCGTCCTGTGGGAACTGCATTAGTCGTGAAGTAAACATAAAAATGTTAAAACCGATTGGGCAGATACCTGGTCTTTCCCGCGTCGGAATTTATGCAAGAATCACAGACGGCACACGTGCTTCTGAATGGCTCCCTCAAGGCGTTTTCTTCATCGATTCGATTGAAGAAGATGCAGAAGACGATGATGTTAGATGGCTTCGCATCCACGGATACGATGCACTTCTGTTTTCTGAACAAGATTACCCGTCAAACACAAATCTAACGTGGCCTGCAAAGGACATCGATGTTGTAAGGGAAATCGCATCGGCTCTTGGCGTTACGGTGGATAAACGCACAAAAAACGCAATGAAAAACGAATACCGCGTGCAATATAACACTACATATTCGTGCCGAGAGTATTTGTCGTATATTGCAGCAATGTATGCAGGCTGCTTTATCATGAGTGAAACCGGAGAACTGCAACTCGTTTGTTTTTGGGACATACCGAAGGAAACGAGATACCTGATCGACAATGCTGGATTTGCCATAACGTTTGGAGGTGACAGAATCGTTGTCTGATGTAATAAACGTAAGAAAAAACGTATCATCGTTAGAAAAGCAAAACACGTTTGATGGATATTCCAAGGTCACGATTTCCGTATCAGACGAAATGGAATATAACGCAGGCACCGATACAGGACAAACGCTGAAACTGTTTTGCCCGTGGGGCACACAAGAAATGGCAAATAAAATCTTGTCGAGCGTCCGAGGATTCCAGTATCAACCGTATACGGCATCAGGCGCACATATTAACCCTGCGGTAGAACTCGGTGACGCATTTTCCGGTGGAAGCGTATACGGTGGCATTTATAAAAAAGATATTTTGCATGGGCCTTTATATACGGCCAATATTTCCGCCCCGGGTGGGGAAAAAATCAACTATAAGTACGAATACAAGTCCCCTACTATACGGAAAGCGGAGCGGCAATATAAGGAGACTAAAGCAAACCTACTTGTTATTGCCGACCAAATCAGTGCGGAGGTGGAGGCGCGAAAAGCGGACGACGAGACGCTGCGGGCGGAGCTAAACATTCAGGCCGGGGAAATCAGCGCCAAGGTAGACCGCAAGGGCGGAGATAATGCGAGTTTCGGATGGAGCCTGACAGTGGACGGATGGACGCTGACCAGCAACGGCGGGACGGTGCTGAAAGCCGATAAAAGCGGGCTGAGTGTTACGGGTAAAATCACCGCCACCAGCGGCGTTATTGGTGGCTTGACGATCAAAGACGGATATCTGAGTACCAACGGCCAGACATGGGGCGGCACGAATACCAACGGCATTTATTTTGGCCCAAACGGTATCCAGCTTGGCAAGTATTTCACGGTTGACAGCAGCGGCAATCTGACCGCCTATAGCGGCAAATTTTTGGGAACGGTGCAGGCTGGGAGCATCGACTACGGCGGCAACGCTGGGTATTTTGACGGAGCGGGACTTGCAAGCTTTTCTGTGGGCGGCGGTCAGATCGGAACAGATGCCATTGTGAACAGGCATATCACGTCCGGGTCAGTCCACCCAAGCACATGTAATGACACAATCAACGGTTACTTTGCGGATGTGATCTATGCTAATAAAGTTTTCGCCGGAAACGCTGTTATAGATAAACTAGCCTCAAACATTGTGAATGCCCTAAAGGGACTAAATTTTCAAGGGAAGTCCTTATTCCTAAGTGACGGATATGTACGTTATTGATACAGCGGAGGATGGTAATAAAATGGACAAATTCAAAATAAATAACGGAACTATTTATAAATGCCCCTTTTGTGGCCTAGCAGCTGTTGGTATCTTGTACGTGGATATTCTGGGTGTGACACTGCTAGACGCTTTAACTGCGTTCAGCGTGTCCGCCAACACGCGGCACATGGAATACATTGCAGGCGGCAAAACGGCAGTCTATGACGGCTACACAAAGATTATTGGTGTGGAATACGCCTACAACGATTCCAGCGCCGTGCGCGTAGCGCTGCGGCGACCGTATGAGGGGGAGAAATAATGCACATGAAGGAAACCTTATCTGCCGTCATCACTACGCTGAATGGTGTGGAGGTGCGGGGTAAAAGCAACCTTGACCGGCTGTTGGCGTGTATCAATGCGCTGGAAGCGCTGACGGCGGCGATGAATACTGAGAACAAGGAGGACGCTGACAATGGCTGATAAAGCGATATCCGAGCTGGTAGCAGCGGAGCAGATCAAGTCAACGGACATGTTCGTTTTGGAACAGGACGGCACGGCAAAGCGCCTGCAAGGGCAGACGCTATTAAACTGGCTGACGGCGGCGGCTGACGGTCACGGTGGTATTTCCAATATTGCCAAAACTGGTACGGATGGGCTTGTGGACACCTACACCATTACGCTGGCCGACACCACCAAGAAAACCTTTACCGTGACCAACGGAAACGGCCTGACAGCGTTCGAAAAGCTGTCTACGGTGGGGCTGGTGGATACGTACCGCTTCACCCGGTCGGACGGCACATACTTTACGTTCGCGGTGGCCAACGGCGCGAAGGGGGATACTGGCGAGGCAAGTCACGTCTGGATCAAATACGCCAGCCAGCAGCCCACGGCGTCCAGCCACAGCATGGGCGACCTGCCGGATGCGTGGATGGGCGTGTATTCCGGCACGGCAACAGAAGCCCCTGATGACTGGCAGCAATACACGTGGTATCAAATCAAGGGTGAAAAGGGCGACACCGGAGCCGCCGCCACTGTGACGGGTACAACGGTTGAGTACATGGTATCTGATTCTGGGACGATTGTCCCCAGTGGCAGTTGGAGTACGACAATCCCCACCGTACCGCAGGGCAAATATTTGTGGACGAGAGTCACCACCACGTTCAACACCGGAAGCCCCACCGTCAGCTACTCCGTGGCGAGAATGGGCATTGACGGTGCGGGGTCTGTTAGTACGGTCAACGACAAATCTCCGGACGAGAGCGGCAACGTGGTACTGACCGCTGCGGACATTACCACAAGCGGGGGCGTCAGCGTGGAAGCAAAGCTGGATACGTTGGGCGAAGAAAAACAGCCGCTCTTGACCCCCGGAGAGAACATTTCCATCAGCGGCAGCGTCATCGCAACCAAAGTGCAGCCCTGCAACCGGAATCTGATAATCAACTGGTACTTCGGCAATCCGGTGAACCAGCGGGACGTCAGCGGCACCATCAGCAGCGCAGGGTATTTTCTGGATCGCTGGAAGCTGGTGAGCGGCAGCGTGACGATCAACACGGACGGCATCACGCTGAACGGAACCATGCAGCAGGTGTTGGAGACTGCACCGGTCGGCACGGTGACGGCATCTGCCCTGACGCAGGCCGGAGTGGGCGAGGTGGTGCCGACTTACAACAGCGAAACCAAGACGGTCACAGTCACGGCGGCGGGGGAAAAACTCGTGGCCGTCAAGCTGGAGTTGGGGACGGAGCAAACGCTGGCCCATCAGAACAGCAGCGGCGCGTGGGTGTTGAACGAGATCCCCGATTACGGCGAGGAGCTGACCAGGTGCATGCGCTATCTCCAGATCATCTCCACTCCCTACGACACAAGTGGCAACGGAGTGGCCATCGGGTACGCCAACAACACCGTCGACCTGTGGGTACCCATCCCGCTGGCTGTGCCCATGCGCATATCGCCCACGCCCACTATCCCCACCGGCGGCGTCGCGTTGCTTAAGGTGGGAAAGACCTCCGGCAGTCCGAAGGACGTCACCAGGGTCACAGGCGGCTGGGCGATGCAAACCGGCGGGGCTTGCAGCATGCGAAGCCTGATCTTTTCGTCCAGCGGCCTGACGGCGGGCGAGACCTACACCCTGTTCATGCAGCAAGGGGCACAGATCGTGCTCAGCGCCGAGTTGTAGGAGGTGACCGGATGGAAGTGTGGACGCAGGTGGCGGTGCCGCTTCTTGTGGCACTGTTGACCTCCACCGCCCTGTGGGGCGTGGTGAGCAAGGTGATCCTCAAGCGGATGGAGCTGACGGCCAAGCGCAGCAAGGCAGACGATGCGGAGCGGAAGATGCTGGTGGGGCTTGCCCACGACCGCATCATCCACCTTGGCATGGTGTACATCGAGCGGGGCTACGTCACACAGGACGAGTATGAGAACTTGCAGGTGTACCTCTACGAGCCGTATGAGGAGATGGGCGGCAATGGCAGCGCACGGCGCGTCATGGAGGAAGTGCGGAAGCTGCCCATACGGTGAGACAAAAATGGAACAGGCCGACAGGCCGGAAAGGAATTTGTTATGAAGCTGAACAACAAGGTATACGACATCCTGAAATGGCTGGTTATCATCGTTATGCCTGCCGTGGCCACGCTGTACGCGGCGCTGGCAGCGGTGTGGGCGTGGCCCTATGCCGACGAGGTGGTGACTACCATCACCGCCGTGGACACGTTCCTCGGCGCGGTGCTGTGCATCTCTACGGCGCAGTACCACAAGGAGGCGAAGAACGATGGCTAAGCGGGTGTATCTGTCTCCCAGCGACCAGCGGCGGAACACCTACGCGGTTGGCGACACCACCGAGGCCATCCAGTGCGGGCGCATTGCCGAGGCTTGCAAGGCCGCTCTTGAGCGCTCCGGCGTGGAGGTGATGCTGGGGCAGTACGACACCATGCAGAACCGTGTGGCGGCGTCCAACCGGTTCAAGGCCGACCTGCATGTGCCCATCCACTCCAACGCCTGCAACGGAAAGGCCAGCGGTACGCATCTGTTCTGTTACAGCGGCGACCGGAACAGCGCAGGGTACAAGGCGTGTCAGGCGGTAATGGACGTACTTGGCCCGATTACGCCGGGTGCGCCGGATGTCATCCGGGCGTATCCCGCACTGTACGAGGTGAAGCACCCTGCCGCCACGACGGTGTATATCGAGACGGACTTCCACGATGTCCCCCGCATCGCGCAGTGGATCATCGACAACACCACCCTGATCGGCGAGACCATCGCCAAGGGCCTCTGCGCGGCGCTGGGCGTACCCTTTGTGGAGAGCGCAAACGCGCCGGTGCCGGTGCCTGCGGAGAAGGACACGACGCTGTCCATGCAGGTACGGATGCTCAAACACGGCATGAAGGGCGCGGATGTCAAGACGTTGCAGGCGGCGCTGATCGCCTGCGGCTTTTCCTGCGGATCTGCCGGTGCGGACGGCGACTTTGGCGGCGGCACGGAGACGGCGCTGAAGAAGTTCCAGACCAAGTACGGCCTCGGCGCTGACGGTATCGCTGGAAAGGGAACTTGGGGCAAGCTGCTGGGGCGGTAAGGCAACACATAAAAATGTAAAATCAATCTGCTGGGCGGGAAAGAGCTACGACAAGCCGTCTCTTTCCCCGGCGTAAAGTCCCGCAAGCTCACGGCTTATTACCGTGTTATGGACAATTACCACAAGCAGATACGGCGCAAATTGCAAACGATGTCCCCCAAAAGAGCGATTGCATACATCATGAGCGTACAGCTTCCACCAGATGAAGCGGTGTGCGTAATTGAGTGCGATGTGAAACGGAAAAGCTATTGTGAGACAGCGCTTATGCTGAATGTTTCACCAGAAACAGTAAAGCGATGCCGCCGGAGAGCGTACCAAAAGTTTGCAGACGAAGAGAGAAACCGCACCTAAACGGTGCGGTTTCTCTGTTTACGCCCGGCAGGGGGAGAACCGGGCAAATGAATGGGGAAGATGCCATCCGGGGGGCATTCCGGAAGGGCTAATTTATTATACATTGTAATTGCGGATTTGTACAAGTAAATATTTCGCCAATTAACGACCTCTTTGTGACCTTTAACTGCCCCTTTGCGGGGGCAGTTTTTTGTTACGCTTATTGCAAGAAACGGAGGTGCTTGCATGGCCGAAAAGCTGGTGTCGCTGGGATTTACCCAGCAGATGGCGGAGGACATCATTTGGGCGTATCAAGATGACCTTCCGGGGCTGAAAGCTTATGTACGGGTGATAGAAATAGTGGCGGCGCATGTATAGCTACTTCAACGAAAACCCACACGGGAAAAATGTGGGAGACTGCACCGTTCGGGCTATTTCAAAAGCCACCGGGAAAGAGTGGGGCGAAACGTACCTTGCTATGGCGGTGCAGGGTTATCTGGATGGTGACATGCCGTCGGCCAACGCCGTGTGGGGCGCGTATCTGCGGCGGATAGGCTACCGGCGGTACATGGTTCCGGATACTTGCCCGGATTGCTACACAGTCGGTAGGTTCGCCGATGAACACCCGGAGGGGACGTTTATCCTTGCGCTATCCGGGCACGTCGTGTGCGTGCAGGACGGCGTAATTTACGACAGCTGGAACAGCGAAAACGAAATTGTTTTGTATTACTGGCAAAAAGAAAGTGAGGCGTAACTATGGCATTTAACCCGTATTTCAACCCTTATTACCCGCAGCCAATGCAGGACAACCTTGCCCAGCTTCGGCAGCAGCAGATGCAGACCATGCCGCCGCAGATACCGCAAATCCCACCCATGCAGAACCCGGTGGCGCAGGGCGGCGTACAGTGGGTAGCTGGTAGGCCGGAGGCGGAGAATTGGCTGATTGCACCCAACTCCGCCATTGCGCTGTGGGACAGCACGGCTCCCGTGGTGTACCTTAAACAGGCCGACGCAAGCGGCAAACCGACGCTCAAGACGTATGACCTTGTGGAACGCCTTGCAAGCGCTCCTGACGCGCAGAAAGCCCCCGCCCAGGAATATGTGACCCGTAAGGAGTTCGACGCGCTGGCGGCGCTTGTGGGCGAAATGAAGAGCAAGAAGAAGCGCAAAGTTGAGGAGGACGAAGACGATGAGTAACAACCCGTTTTTTAATGCGCTGGGAGGCGGGCAGATGCCGGGGCCGATGGGCGGCTTTCCCCAGCTATTGCAGCAGTTTAAGCAGTTCAAGGCAAGTTTTAAAGGCGACCCAAAAGCGGAAGTAGAGAAGATGCTGCAAAGCGGCAAAATCTCACAAGATCAGTTGAACAAGATACAGTCAATGGCGAACCAATTTCAGGGGCTTTTCAAGTAATCAAAATCGTGGCCACGGTTTGATATAAATATTTTTTCAAAAGGAGTGATACTATGTCTCTTTCCTCTGACGGCACCATGCTGACTATGCCTGTGGCTCCTGCCAACACCGGCAACGGTAACGGCTTCGGCTGGGGCGGCGATGGCGCGTGGTGGATCGTGCTGTTCCTCATTTTCGCCGCGTTTGGCGGCTGGGGTAACGGCTTCGGCTTCGGTGGCGGCGGCAACGGCGTGATGGACGGTTATGTTCTGACCTCTGATTTTGCCAATGTCGAGCGCAAGATCGACAGTGTAAATCAGGGACTTTGCGACGGATTTTACCAGCAGGCGCAGCTTGTCAACGGCACCAACATGGCGATGGCAAACGGCTTTGCACAGGCCGAGCTTTCCCGCAGCAACCAGCAGGCGGCGCTCATGCAGCAGTTCACCGCCATGCAGATGCAGAACCAGGAGTGCTGCTGCGAGAACCGGGCGGCTATCGCCCAGGTGCGGTACGACATGGCGACGCAGGCTTGCGATACTCGCAACACGGTCAACACCGCTGCGCGTGACATCATCGACAACCAGAACCAGAATAGCCGCGCTATCCTTGACTTCCTGACGCAGAACAAGATGCGCGATTTGGAAAGTGCCAATCAGGAGCTGCGCCTTGCCGCATCTCAGGCTGCGCAGAACAACTACCTGATCTCCCAGCTGCGCCCTTGCCCCACCCCAGCTTACATCACTTGTAATCCTTGGGCGGGCAGCAGCTATGGCGGATGCGGAACCGGCTGCGGCTGCTGACAACTGCATAGCACCAGCTGTTCGGAATCTCCGAACTGTTCAGCCCCGTGCTGATACTGACACCAACGCGGCGGGGCAATAGCTCCGCCGCTTATTTTAACTGAGAAAGGAATGATTTTAATGGCAGAATTTACTTCTGCGGCAATTCAGACCGTTGCTGCTGGGCAGAACGTTCCCCTGACGGAAACTGCGGTCAACAACAAGCCGTGCATCGTGCATCGAGCCGGAGCAGGCATCGTAACTTTGCGCGGGTTGACAAACCAGTGCAAGGCACGTTTTCGCGTAGCTTTTGGCGGCAACATCGCTATCCCTACCGGCGGCACGGTGGAAGCTATTACCGCCGCGCTGGCTATCAACGGTGAACCACTGACCAGCGCCGTGGCGACCGTTACCCCCGCCGCCGTGGAAAACTATTTCAACATTTATGTCAGCGCCATTGTGGAGGTGCCGAAGGGCTGTTGCCTGACTGTGGCTATGGAGAACACCAGCACACAGGCAATCAATTTCGCTAACTCCAACTTGACCGTTGACCGCGTAAGCTGAAAGGAGTAAACTATGAGTATGAAAGCAATGTACGATTTGCGCGATATGCTTTGCAAGGAGCTTGACGAGATCGCCCACAAAGGCGAACTTGGCGCAGGTGATTTGGACATCGCGCATAAGCTGGTAAGCACCATCAAGAACATCGACAAAATCGAGATGATGGAGGGCGAAGGATACAGCCGCGACGGCGATTACTCGCAGCGGCGCTATTCTCGTGACGGCGATCATTCCCAGCGCGGATATTCCCGCGACAGCTACGGCGGCGGCAGCTCTTACGCACGGCGCGGCACCCATTATGTGCGCGGCCATTACAGCCGTGATGGCGCAAAGGATGACATGAAGCGCCAGCTGCAAGAGATGCTGGACAATGCGGATGATGATACTATCCGCAACGCCATTCAGCGGTGTATGGATGCCGTGGAGGGCTGAAAGGGGGTAATTCCCCTTGATCGACGAAAAGGAACTTAAAGCCTGGATAGCCAGACTGGAAACGGAACAGTCAAGCTGGCCGAATTACGAGAAGTTGGCCGCGCTGTACATTATACAAAACCAGCACAAAGGGCAGAGAAACCCTGCACCGGTGGCTATGTATTCCAGCGCACCGGCTCCTGATGTGGTAGACGGTGACAGTGACTTTATGCAAGCGGTATCATCCCGCGCGCCGGAACAGGCGTGGGCCATAGTGGACGAGTTGATGGATGCGCTGAAAGTAACCAACGCGCGAATGTATGATAACGTGATGCGAAAGATGCGAGGATAAAGTATCCCCCGCCTGTTTTGGCGGGGGATATTCTTGTGTACTTAGTTTGCTGTAACCTAATGGGTTATAGAAACTAAGTACTTACAGAAAATCAAATTCAATCCGGCGGTCTTTGTATAGCCGGATTTCTTTTATTTTGAGTTTCCAAAATGCTTGTTTATTTTCTTTGTTAAGTTGTTTGTATATTTCTTGCCATCCTGCGGAAAATAAGGTTGCAATTTCTTCTGGTGCGCGGCTTTGTGATTTTACTTGTGTAAGCTCATCCATTTGTGATGTCAGTTCTGCATACTTTTTTGAGTAGTCCGCCTTTGAAATCATGTCGTCTATATATAACTCTGACAACTTGGATAGTTTTTTTTGTAAAGCCTTTAATTGCACATCTTGGTTTGCTTTGGGTTCTTGCCGCGGCTTGGCTTGCAATTTGATCTGTATCTGTTCGTCTATTGTCGACAGCAGATAATCTTCGATTTTCCATTCAACAGTAAAATTACCGTTGTTGCATCCTTTCCTCTGGGCAGACCCTTGACAATAGTAAGAGTAAGAGCACGCCCCGCTTGGCCGTGGAGATGGATGCCCGGTCATTCTGCGTCCACATTCTCCACAGACTATCAGCCCCGAAAAAATATACGTTCGATTGTAAGGGGATTTTCGTGTCACTCTCGTTCGTAAGCCTTGCACACGCTGGAATTCCTGCGGTGTTAAATACGGGGGCAATTTTATCCCGTGCCAGTCGCCCATGTATCCGGGGTTGTCCAACATTTGGCTGGCCGTTTGGTATTTAAGTTTTAATTCCGGTACTGCGTCCATCGCTTTTGTTATGGAGCCGGTTTCCAAAAATGTAGAAAAATATCTGCGTATAACCGGTTCTGTCTCTTTGTCTATAACAGCAAATTTCCCTTCAATTTTGTAGCCTTTCGGCAGATGACCGGTGCAAACCTCATTTCGATCTTTTTTTGCATCAAGCACTTTTTTTATGCGTTCACTGGCGCGGTCAGCTTCGTCCTGTGCTACGGAAAGCATAATGTTAATCTTCAACCGGCCTGCGGCTGTAGACGTGTCGTAGTCCTCATAAATCGTTTTCCACGACACGTTGTGGGCTTCAAGGATTTCCTGCACTTTGTAATACTCGCCGATGTTGCGAAACCACCGGTCCAGCTTTGTGACAAGAATAATGTCTACCTCATCATGCTTTACGGCTTCCAGCAGTTGAAGCATGGCGGGACGCTTTTCAATCTTTTTTCTGGCGGAAAACCCGGCATCCTGGAAAACGCCTACCACCTTCATATTGTGGGCTTTGGCGTATTCTTCGAGGTCGTTCTGCTGATCGTGAATAGACAGGCCAAACTTTTTCTGTTCTTCTGTGGACACACGCGGGTATAATGCTGCCCGCAATACTACATTCATTGTTCATCTCCTCCCTTATCTGGCGACAATGTATACTTTTTTGCATAGCGAAAATACATCATCAAAACAGCGGCAAAAAAGCCAATACCGACTGCAAGCAGCAAAAAGACGATCCATGCGAATATGCTGGCCTCTCCGCCCTGAATAAGCCCCTGGTGGGGGATACGGTAGTCAAAAAAGATATATCCCACGATAACAGCCATAAATATGGCGCACAAAAACGTAAGGCCATAAATAGCAAATTTTGTGTCCCGCGATTTCTTGCGGTGGTAGTTAATGGTTTTTGCCATCTGCTCCATGCCGCCCTCAAGATGGGCTATCTGCACATCGGCATCATGCAGCTGCTTTTGGTGCGCCAGCTTTTCGTTGGCTTGTGCTAACTCATCTTCTGTCGTCACTTCTTTTTCAATCCCGAAATATTCATCCATTGAAACGCCAAGCGCGGCACAAATTAAACCCATTTTGTACACGCTCGGCTCCTTTGATGACGCGGAGAAAAAATTGCTTATGGTTGATGCTGAAATGTCCGTCATGTCGGACAAATCTTGTATAGTTAAATTCTGTCGGTCTTTTGCATCCCTGCACAAATCCTGCAACGTTTTTACCATTTTCCCCTTTTACTCCTTTTTCGGGCAGGAGAATTCCAATTCTGGTTTGCCGCAAACGGTAATTATCCGAATTTGGTATTGCCCTGCCAAACCCTGATTTGTTAGTGTGAACGTGCAGCCGGAAAGCCAGGAGGCCACCGGCGAGAATAGCCCCGCTGTCCGTTGCGGGAGCAGCGGGGCTATTTAACAAAGGCCCACATATAAACACTTCCCCCTGAAATATTTTTTAATTTGTTGCCCATTTGTAGGCAACAAACAGCTTGTACGTAACTATAAGTGTACTAACTTAGTTGTACACCGAGAAAATAATATGTCAAATTGAGAAAGGGGAGAGAAATGAGTTATTGTACAAATGCCAACGTCTGTGGTATAATAAAAACAGATGCATTGGCGCAATGTGATATTGAAACGTTGCGGAGAATAGCCCTTAAAAAAATCGACCAGCTTTCCGATGAGGACTGCGCTGATATTATGAGTACGTTAAAAGAAAGAGGTGTGCTATGAGCAAGGACTACGAGATTTACATTGATAGGCTGGCAGAAAACAGCATTATCATGAAAGGCCAGATCAACGACGTTGTGTTTGGCCTAAAGGGAATTACAGACAAACTTGATACGCTGATCGCGCTCAAGCAAGTTGAATTATCACTCCTGCAACAGCAGCGATTGCCGCAACAGCCGAAAGAACAGTTGTAATAATAAACCGTGTTTTCTCGCGGCGCTCCTTGTCGGCTTTTTCTTTGCGCTCTTGTTCCTTGTCTTTCCGTTCCGCTTCCGTTCGCAGCCAGTCTTGCGGATCGGTAGGATATAGTGTAGGCATTATTCCAGCTCCTGTAGTTTCTTCGTGGCTTCGTTGATAAGAGCCAACAACGCCGCACGATCATTCGTAGCTTTAATAAATTTTGATGCAGCTTCTTTTGAGCCCTCGCCCTTTGCGGCGGGGGCTTTTTTTGCGCCCTCCGGCGGCAGGACGGGCAGTTCATCCCCGTCCAGCTCCTCGAGAGTGATGCCGAAGTGCTCGGCAATCTTCTTGCGTGTCCCGTAATGGGGGATTGAAGCGCCGGTTTTCCAATTAACAGGGCTTTGAATATTGACGCCAAGAATTTTTGCAAATCTGTACGCAGAATAATTGCGCTGCTCCATGCAGTAATTAAAGTTTTCGGTAAATCCCATAAAATCAACGGTCGAATTTTGGTTAAATTGATGGTCGAATTATAGTTGATTTTTGGTTGAAGTTCGACTATAATTAGACCGTGGACAGGCAACAAAAACCTGCACCACCCCGATAAATAGGGCTGGCGTGATAGGAAAGTTTGTAGCAAAACCAAACTATCACAAACGCTCTAATTTGTCAAGAAAATAATCTAACTTTGGAGGTGATATTTTGGGATTTGGTGAAAACCTCGCACGGTTGCAGGAGGAACACGGCGAGACGAGTTACCGACTGGCAAAGGCTATCGGCGTACATCAGACGTCCATTACGAACTGGAAGAACGGCATCAAGCCGCACCCGAAGCACGCGAAGCTGGTTGCAAAGCACTACGGCGTGAAGGTTGAGGAGCTGATGGGGACGATGCCGCAGGGGTAAGAAAAAGCCCCGCCCAGTGGTTGCGGCACTGGACAGGGCATCTCCGAAACATCTACCAAAATGTTCTGCGGATAGTATACCACGACCGCAGAGGAAAGGCAAGAGATTATGACGTGTGCTGAAATTGCCGTGATGTTATGGGCACGGCAGAACGGAATGGAAATTATCGAGGTCGAGTACATTCGGCAGGAGGAAACGGCATGAGTTGGTTTGCATGGACGCTGGCGTTTATCGGCGCGGCGTGGCTGAGCTGGGCTATCGTCAAGGGCGTGGAGGCGCTGGGGCGATGAACGGAACGACAATCGAAACGATGTTGTACCGCAGGTACAAGACGTCTTTCTCCGATTGCGAAACGGTATTCGGAAGCTACGACAAAGAGCGAAAGACGATTGATGTGATACTCCCGGAGGGGCGCATGAAGCCGTCCGGCGTTCGCGGGCAATCTTATCACTGGATGGAATTTTCCGGCGTAGAAAACGCTACAGGACGGCCGGTACGATGCACAATCAAGGCAATTTGCAGGGACAACGCAGTTAAGCGTCTGGCAAAGAGCTGCACCTGGAACATTTAGGCCGCATGGAGGTAACGGGTATGAGAGAGCGGAACAGGCGGGCGCGGGAGTATTCCCAGCGCTGCTGGGAGCGGCGGTGGAACAGGCGGCTCTGGATCCTCAACGCTTTGATGATCCTGATGATCATCGGCATCCTCCTCTGGGCGCTGACGCTGCCGGAGGCACAGGAGCCGGAGGACATCCCCCCTCCCCTGCCCGCTGCGGTGCAGGCGGCGGTGCTGTCCGCCGCGAAGCCGCCGGAGAATCTGCTGGTATGCGACATCACCGGATATTGCGCCTGCTGCACGCCCTATGCGGACATCAACCGCAACGAGGCAGGGCAGGTGCTGACGGCCTCCGGACGGTGGGTCTGCATCGGCGAGGCGGTGGCGGTTGACCCGGACATTATCCCGCTGGGCAGCACCGTGACTATCGGAGGCAAGGAGTACATAGCCGCCGACACCGGAGTGTACGGCTACACGGTGGACGTGCTGATGACCCACGAGGAGGCGGCGCAGGCTGGTGTGGTGAAAGCAATGGTACAGTGGGAATGGTAGGGCTGACGAACAGAGTGGGCACGCCCTGCAAGGACTGCCGGAGCAGACACCCGAAGTGCCACGGACAGTGCGAGGAGTACGCGGCGTATCTGGAGACCATCAAGGCTGACAAGGCCAAGCGCTACGCGGCGTACAGCGAGATCGACTTTTACAGCATGAACAACGCAAGGCGCGAGAGGGCCAAAATGGTGATAAGAAAGAGGGATGGAAGATGAAGGTTTACAAGGCTACGGATAAGGATATGAAGTGCCGTGACTTCCAGTATGAGCTGGGGAAAACGGCGGAGGTCGATGGTGATATTGAGCTGTGCAAGAACGGCCTACACACCTGTGAGATGCCGCTGGATGTGCTGGGCTACTACGCGCCCGGTGACGGTTCTCGGTACTTTGAGGCGGAGTTGGAGGATGTCAGCGACGCGAAGCGCAGCGATGACACGAAGCGCGTCGGCAAGAAACTGACATTAAGCGCGGAGATCGGCATTCCGGGGCTGGTCAAGGCCCAGGTGGAGTACGTCAAGGCGCAGTGCGACTTTGACAACGCCATCAAAAAGGCAGACGCTGAAAAGAAAAACCACGCCACCGGCGAGAGTGGCGCAGCATCCGCCACCGGCGAGAGTGGCGCAGCATCCGCCACCGGCGAGAGTGGCGCAGCATCTGCCACCGGCGAGAGGGGCGCAGCATCTGCCACCGGCTGGAGTGGCGCAGCATCCGCCACCGGCGAGAGTGGCGCAGCATCTGCCACCGGCGAGAGGGG